AACGGTAATCCGTTTAGCCAGGCGTTTACCGCACAGCGGCTTTACTTGCCAGTCTTCGATCTGCAAGGGATGTCCACGTTGAAAGTCACTGTGGTTCCCAAGGGGATCACAAGCCAATCGCTAGATCGTTCGCGAGACAGCTTCGATTACCAGATCGATGTTGCCATTCAAAAGAAGGTCGCCAACGATATCGCAACCATCGATGCGCTGATGCTTTTGGCCGAGGAGATCGGAGACTACTTTCGAACCAATCCACTATCGAGCTACCCAGGTGCTCGCTGCATGAACGTCGAAAACACTCCGGTCTACGCACAAGATCATTTGCAGGAATTGCGTCAATTCACCAGCGTTCTGACTCTTACCTTTCGACTTTGGAGATAACCGATGACGACCGGTGATGTTGGCCCCTACCGCATGCAGTTCACCAATTCGCGTGGTGTCACCCGTGAGATTCCTGGCTTGGATGACGTGGACGATATGTTCAAGGTCAAATCGATCCAGAAGAAATTCCGTGACTCGTGGACTCGGACACTGACTGACCTTTGGGAAGTAACCACAAGCGGAGGTTCCACCGCATCGGTCTCAGGGGGAGTTCTGACCATTGCATCGGGTACGACCGCAGGTGGTTATGTCGAACTGCTCTCCAAGGAAACATTCACGATTCCCTTCCGAGCAATGATCGCGGTGCAGTCGGGCGCAACTCGCCAAGCCAATACGCACCATATCATCGAAGCCGTATCGGTGGATTCCACTACCGGGATTCCCGACGGGAAGCACAGTCTAAGTATGGACATCGGTGGTGCTGCCAACACGACCGTAACCAACATGGTTTACAGCGTGCAAAACGGTGGATTGGTTCCGATCGCTTCGGCGGCGTCTGCGATTGTCTCAACGGCCACCTATTCGATTCTCGAACTCGAGCCGTTTTCCGATGAGTGCTATTTCCACTCCCGCGTGATGGACTCCGCGACGGGACGAGCCAATTCCTACGTTCGTCACCAGCAGATTCCCGATCCGACAGCCTCCTACAAGATCCGGATTCGATCGTCGAACCATCAAGGATTCAAGGCGGTATCCAACGCAATCGCTGGTCCTGGCAACGTCATTCGGCTCACATCGACTGCCCATGGCTACACGGGAACGCCGACGATTTGGGTGGAATATCTCAATGGTGTTACCAACAACGGAGCCGCCATTCGTGGAAATTACTCCGCGACGGTGATCGATGCTAATACGATCGACTTGACTGGGACGGTCTTTGGTGGTGCATACGTTGTAGGTTCAGGCCAAATCGCCCTCGCAGCCGCGCCGGCAGCCAACATTAATTTCCAATCCCAGTTCATCAATTGCCAGGATTATGCGGAGCTGACCGCAGAAGTAACCGCGGGCCGAGGTCAAACGGTTGTCGGACAAGGTCTTGGAGTGATCCTCACGGGCGCAACAGCAACCACGACCAACATCGGAACCGTCACGGCCAACGTCGCTGGCCAAGCGGCCCACGATGCAGTCATCACCGGTAATCCCGTTCGGATGGCGGCCCGAGCTCTCACGGCAGCTTACGCCAGTGTTGCCACCGGGGATGTGGCGGATCTGGTTTCAACGCTTCAAGGGGTTTTAGTCACGCGACCTTGGCAGATCCCCGAACTCGAGTGGTCGTATGCTTCCATCGCCGGTGGAGTGATCAATACGACCGATGTCGCGCTGGTTGCCGCAGCCGGTGCTGCACTGCGTCGCTACATCTGCTCGATGCAATTATCGAACAACTCAGCAGTGGCCACCGAAGTCGTTCTCAAGGACGGTGCAACGATCATCTGGCGTGGCCATTTGCCAGCCAATGCACCGATGTCCGAGATCATCTTTGAGAACCCACTCAAAACGACTGCAAACACGGCATTGAACTTCGCGTGCATCACCACCGGTGCAGCGGTTTACGTCAACGCACAAGGATTCACGGCACCGTAAACCATGATCGACGTCAAAGTCACCACGAAAAAATCCTTCGACAAGGTCAAAGCCAAGTCTCAGCAAGGCAACTTTAAAAGCCTGGGACATGCGGCTGCGTCGATTCGTTTGATTGCTCGTCGGTCAATTCGGCGGCGACAGACCGCTGCGATGCCAGGCACACCACCCAACACGCGACGTGGCCAACTGAAGCGTTCGATCATGTATTCGCTGGATAAACAGAGAGGTGTGGCCCTAATCGGACCAGATTTTGATGTCGTGGGAACTGCGGGGAAGGCGCACGAGTTTGGAGGCAACTTCCGCCGAGAGCGTTACCCAAAACGACCGTTCATGGGACCAGCACTAGAGAAAGTCAAAGACCGCTTGCCCTCAATGTGGGCGGGAAGCATTCGATAGGGAGAAAACACGATGCCAGCAAAACTAGGACTCGATGCAAAGCTTTACCGTAACGCCGGGACGTACGCGGCTCCCACTTGGGACCTCGTCGGTAACGTTCGAGATTTGACGCTGAACCTGGAAACAGGAGAGGCCGATGTATCAACACGCGGAAATAACGGCTGGCGAGCAACCGTTGGTACTCTTAAAGACGCTTCGCTTGAATTTGAGATGGTTTGGGATACAGCCGATTCAGACTTCGGTGCCGTACGCGATGCATTTCTAAACAACAACACGGTGGAATTCGCCGTAATGGATGGACTGATCACCGGAGCAGGTAGCAGCGGATCCCAAGGCCTGCGAGCCACGTTCCGCATCGCTAGCTTCTCTCGCAATGAAGCCCTCGAAGAAGCGATCACTGTTTCGGTCACTGCCAAGCCAACCTATTCGGCCAATCCACCTAGCTGGATGACCGTTGCCTAATCCCGCTTTGATTCTCTTGCTTACGGAAGGCATTTAGAAAATGCACAGTTTTGTGGATAACTCCCGACGCACCTGGGAAGTCGCGATCAACGTCGCGGCCGTCAAACGGATCCGTGGTTTGTTGGGGATCGACCTGTATGCACTGGTCGACGACGGGTTCAAGTCTCTCTCGAAGCTTGTCTCCGATCCGGTCACTCTGGCCGATGTGCTGTATTGCTTGTGCAAGGATCAAGCCGACAAGCAGTCGATCAGCGATGAAGACTTTGGTCGAGCATTGGCAGGTGATGCGATCACCCAGGCTGCCGATGCATTCGTCGAGGAGCTGATCGATTTTTTCCCAGATGCCCGCGCCAGGGCGAGCCTTCGCAAGGCGATCGAAGCGGGCAAGACCGTCAGGGACAAGGTGCTAAGCCACGCCGAGTCGATCCTCGATTCGATCGACCCGGAAACCGAAGCCAAGAAATGGATCAACTCGTCTGGCACTTGGCCGGAGTCCTCGGCTGTGACCCAGGACCATTTAGCCTCCGAGAGTTAATCGCGATGGGTGAAGCGCGAAGCCAGATGCTGTGGTCACACACTTCCTCTGTTCTGGCGATGCTTGCCAACATCCATCGTGATGCGAAACGCTCGAAGATCTATCACCCGTCGGATTTCAATCCGCACGCAAAGAAAAGAGTCCAACCTCGCACGATGGTTGGGATCGAAGCCCTCAAACACGTTTTCATTGATCGGATGCAAGAGAAACAGTAACGATGGCATCAAGCTCCAGTATCAAAGCCGGTTCAGCGTACATCGAGCTTTTCACCAAAGACTCTCGTTTGGTGAAGGGACTCAATGATGCTTCGAAGCGGCTCGATGCCTTTGGCAAAAGCCTCCAAGGAATCGGCACCAAAATGGCGATGCTCGGGGCCGGCGTAGTGGCTCCTTTGGCTGGAGCGGCCAAGGTCTTTGCCGACATGGGAAGCGATATGGTCGACATGAGTCAGCGCACCGGTGTGTCGGTCGAAGCTCTCTCGGAACTAGGATTCGCTGCCGAGCAATCCGGTGCTGACCTTGGAACGCTCGAAGGTTCGCTCAAGAAGATGCAGAAAATGCTCTTCGAAGCGGCCTCCGGATCACAATCGGCTCAAGAAACACTCGCATCCCTGGGACTGAGCGTCGCGCAGCTCTCGAAACTATCCCCCGACGAACAGTTCAAGGCGATCGCGGATCGGATGTCGCAGATCACTGATCCAACGCTCAAGACCGCAACCGCAATGGCGATCTTCGGGAAATCGGGCACACAGCTGTTGCCAATGCTCCAAGATGGTGCGCAAGGAATCGAAGAGCTGCAACAGCAGGCTCGCGATCTGGGACTGACCATGGCAACCGAAGATGCCCAAGCGGCCGAAGCCTTTGGCGATCGCATCGACGTACTTTGGAAAGTCCTCAAAAAGACTGTATTTACGATCGGTTCGGCATTGGAGCCGGTTCTCTCGGCGATGATCGACTCGACCGTGAGGATCGTCGTTACCATCAGCGACTGGATCAAAAACAACAAAGAACTGATCGTCACCGTATTCAAGATCGGCATGGCGATCGCAGCTGGAGGTGCAGCGATCGTCGCATTGGGAACGGCAGTCGCTGGGATCGGAACGGTGCTCGGTGCGGCAGCCACGGTTCTTACCGGTGTTGGCAGCGTGTTTGCGTTCCTGGGGACCGCAATCGCGGCACTGATGTCCCCGATTGGTCTGACCATCGCTGGTCTTGCGGCGCTGGTCGGTTACTTCGTCTATGCCAGTGGTGCTGGCTCGCAGGCGATGCAATTGCTAGGTGAGCGATTCAATGAACTCAAAGACACGGCTCTTGGTGCATGGCAGGGGATCGGTGATGCACTGGCTGCCGGTGACATTGCACTAGCAGGCAAAATCTTATGGCTCACTTTGAAGATGGAATGGCAACGTGGGGTGGCATTCTTGCAATCGAAGTGGCTGGACTTCAAAGGATTCTTTATCGGAATCTTCCAAAGTGCAGTCTACAGCGTCGCTGGTCTGATGACCGACGCTTGGGCTGGCTTGCAAACGGGTTGGTTAGAGACCACGCACTTCATCGCCGATAGCTGGACCGTTCTCATTAGTCTGCTCCAAAAGGGATGGAATCGTTTCAGTGGATTCTTTCAAAAGGTCTGGGCCCGCATCCAAGGTCTCTTTGGAGACACAAACGCCGAAGACCAGATCGCTAAGATCAATGACGAGATCGCTCGCCAAGACGATCTGATCAACAACTCGCAGAATCAAACGATCCTCGATCGTGAGAAGCAGCGCCAGAAGGCACGCAATCAGATCGAGCAAGATC